GTAACGGCTTGCAATCTGTCTGGTTTGCCTTGGTGGATTTATGCCGTGGAAGCTGACGAATGGATTTGCGTTGAACCAAAGCATGAACAAGAAGTTGAGGGGCGATAGAATCAACTGAGCTGAGCGTTTGCTGAGATGCTGCGGACGATCAAGATTTACGGGCATCTCGCGAAGCACGTCGGGCAGAACGTATTTCATGCAGTGGCTCGCACCCCTGCTGAGGCAGTCAAATTTCTAGTTTCTAACTTCCCCTCATTGCGTCACTTGATGCGTGACGGGCATTATCAGGTTTTTGTTGGCCCGATTGATTTAGAAGCCAATGAAAACTACTTGCACATGCCTGCGTCTGATCAAGATGAAATCCGCATTGTGCCAGTAATCGTTGGAGCAAATATTTGGAAGAGTGTTGGCAAGTTTTTTCTTGGTGCAGCTCTTGTCACCGCTGCATTTTTTATGCCTGGATCGGTGCTTGTCATTGGCGCACAAAGCTTTAGTGCTGCTGGTGTTGCAGCATTGAGCCTTGGTAGTGCTCTTGTGCTGAACTCAATTGCTGATGTCATATCACCACCTCCAAAGACCCCAGAGTTTGATGACGACCCTAGAAACAACTACGCATTTTCTGGGCAGGCAAACATTGCACGAGAGGGCGTGCCAGTTCCGGTTGTTTACGGCGAGACTGTAGTTGGCAGCCTTGTGATTTCACTTGGTCTCAACGTGGAGGATGAAGACTGATGGGCATCCAACCAGACGATCTTGACTCTAAACAGGTAGCCAGAATTGTTGACCTTCTTAGTGAAGGGGAGATTGACGGCTTTCCATCAGCAAGAGCACTCAGTAAAACAAGTACTGGTTACAACGTTGCAGCATTAAAAGACATCTTCTTCAACGACACTCCGTTGCTTGCCAGTGAAACAGTAGTTGGTGCAGACACAAGCTTGCGTGATGTCAGTTCTGCCCTGAACTTTGATTTTGTAAATGGCATATTTGAGCCACGTTTTGGAACACAAGATCAAAAACACCTCTCAAGCATTGGCGTCACGAATCAGCGCACTATTGCTGTAAACGTTGAAATACCTAAGCCGACAAACCCTAGTGACGAAACATTTGACAGAACGCCTGGAGCCCCAGTAACGCGCCAAATCACTGATACTGACGTGACTTCTGTCAGGGTTGTTGTGGGTACGCCTGCCTTGCAAGTGGCTAGGGATGATGGCGATATTGATGGCGGCTATATCGGGTACAAGATTGAGATACAAGAAAATGGCGGTGGATTTAATGCAATATCTTCTTTCGGTATTGGGCAAAATGGCAGTCCTTTAGCAAATGGCAATTTTGAAATTGTTGGCAGAACGCCTGATCTGTTTCAGGCAAAGCATCGCATTGATTTCACTCCAGATACTCAGTTTCCTGTAGATATAAGAATTACGAGGGTACTGCAAGAGTACAGAGATAATGATGTCGTTACAGACACTCTGAATTGGT